AACATATATCATTAATAGTGTCAAAACAAACCTCACTAACGGTAAAAGTGACTTTGAATTATTGAATGTAGTATGATAAAAAATATAATTGATCTGCTGAAAGTAGTAGATATAGAAACAGAAAATATCCACATAGCTAAAGGGAAATATAAATTAGCTGAGAATTTTTCTGAGATGGTAAAACAAGTGAAAAACAAGAAAAATGCCCAAAAAAGTAGTAATTGATTTTGAGTTAAAGTATAAAGAAGCTGCCAAGAATCTTGACGAGTTTCAGAAAGAATATGCTAAACTCGAAAAGCAAGTAGTAGATGCAAACAAAAAAACAGAAGATGCACTAAAAAAAGTAGAAGATCAAAGTAAAGATTCTGCTAAAGGCATTACTAAAGTTGGAACTTCCATAAAAACAATAGGTAAAGTTACAGGTGTAGTTTTCCTATTACAAAAAGCATTTGAATTTATACAAGAAGCAATATCTAGAAACCAGACCGTTATGGATGGTCTTAATATTGTCTTTGAAACTGCACAAGGTATATTTAACCAAACAGTAGGTGCATTAATAGACATCTACGATAGGGTTTCAGAAAACTCAGAAGCGTTTGATGCTTTAGGTAGAGTATTAAAAAATATTCTAACCATAGCTATTACTCCAATTAAGGTGGCATTTCAAGGAATTAAAGCTGCAATAGTAGGAGCACAATTAGCCTGGGAACAATCCTGGTTAGGAAATAATGATCCACAAAGAATTGAGGAACTAAAAGGCCAGTTACAAGACATCAAACAAGAAGTAATAGACATTGGTACAGATGCCATACAAGCAGGGTCAGACATTATCACAGATTTTGGAGAAGCTGTAAGTGAGGTTTCTAATATTGGTAAAATAGCTGTAGAAGAATTATCAGAAGTTAGTGTAAAAGCAGCTTTTGAGACTGCAAAAACAAATGTAGAACTAAAAAAATCTGCAGAAGTAGCAGCAGCAGAAAACAGAATACTATTAGAGCAATACGATAGACAAGCAGAACAGCAAAGACAAATACGAGATGAAGAAAGAAATACTATTGATGAAAGAATTGCTGCAAATGAAAAGCTAAAAGAAACTTTAGACAAGCAAGAACAGGCTATGCTATCAAATGCAGATGCTATCTTAGCTGCAGCCGAAGCACAATACGAATTAACTGGTACAGATGAAGATTATATAGCACTTCTAGATGCTAGAGCAGAAAAGGAAGGTGTCCTAGCAACAATAGAAGGCCTAAGATCAGAACAAAAGGCTAATGATTTAGCACTAGATAGAGAAAAATTAGATTTACAAAACTCAATTAGTGATGCTGAATCTGAAAGAAACATAGAAAATGCTAGGTTCTCAGCAGAAATGATGGATAATGAGTTGCTAAGATTACAAGCAACTAAAGATATACTAGCAGAAGAAAAAGCATTAGAGGTTCAAAGACTAACTGAAAAACGTGATCTTTATAAACAAGGTACACAGGCCTATGTAGATGCCAACAATGAACTGTTAGCATACCAAGATGAAATAGATAGACAGCAAGTACAAAATGAAAAAGCACTTGCAGAAGCTAAAATTAATGCAGTACAAGGAGCACTAGGAAATATTGCAAGTATTGTAGGAGAAAATTCTAAGTTTGGAAAAGCTATAGCAGTTACACAGGCCATTATAGACACTTATGTCGGTGCAAACAAAGCCTTAGCACAAGGTGGTCTATTTGGATTTATTGGAGCTGCAGCAGTAATCGCATCTGGTATTGCAAATGTTAAAACTATTACTAGCCAGAAAGCACCTAATCCACCGAGTTTTGCAAGTGGTGGGTCTGGAAGGGGTGCTGCTACACCTACACCTGCACCTGCACCAGTATCTACACCTCCAGAAGTCAATACAGTTGGAGCAAGTGGGATCAATCAGTTAGCAGGAGCAATCGGAGAACAAGCACAGCAACCAGTACAGGCTTATGTAGTCAGTAACGATGTTACAACTGCTCAATCTCTAGAAAGAAATATTGTAGATGGTGCTAGTATAGGATAAATACAAAATATAAAAATAAAACCGTTATTAAGTTATGAAGATTATAGAGCTAATTCTTGACGAAGCACAAGACCTTATGGGAATTGAAGCTATTTCTATTGTAGAAAATCCTGCTATAGAAGAAGATTTTGTTGCATTAAAATCACAAGAATTTAAACTAGCAGAAATAGACAAAGAAAAAAGAATTTTATTAGGTGCTTTGTTGATACCTAATAAACCTATATACAGAAAAAATGGAGAAGATGAATATTATATATACTTCTCTAAAGATACTGTAGAAAAAGCCAGTCAATTATATTTAAAGAATGGCAATCAAAACAACTCAACTCTAGAACATAAACACGAAATAGAAGGTCTAACTTTAGTAGAAAGTTGGATAGTGGAAGATGAAGTACACGATAAGTCTAGAAAATATGATCTAGAAGTTCCAGTAGGTACTTGGATGGGTGCTGTAAAAGTAAACAATGAAGAAGTCTGGAATGAGTATGTAAAAACAGGAAAAGTAAAAGGCTTTTCAATAGAAGGCTACTTTGCAGATAAAATGGAAAGACCTAAAGACAATACTACAGGTCTTAGTAAAGAAGAAAAAGCAGATATGCTACTAGACGAAATTAAAAAAATTGTAGAAGATAAAACTTCTCTAAACATAATGGTTGATGAAAACTATGCTATTATAGACGACAGACTAGCTTATTCCTCACAAGAAAAAGCAGAAGAAATGTCTAAGGAATTAGGATGCGAGGGTTTTCACGTTCACGAATTAGAAGGTCAATCTTGGTATATGCCTTGTAAAACACACAGTCAAAAATAAATTAAAATTAAATAAAATGTTAGCACCAGAATTTTTAAATAGAGTTATAGAAAAGTTAGAACTTAAAAAACCTTGTCAAGAAGGTTATGAGCAAATAGGTATGAAAATGAAAGACGGTAAAAAAGTACCTAATTGTGTACCTATTGAAGCAAAGGAAGAATTAGCAGCTCACAAAGTTGAATTAAACCTCCAGGGTGTAATCCAAAAATTCGTTGATGAAGTATACGATGAAATAGATTATTCTGAAAAAATAAATAGTGCTATGGATCAAGCCTGGGTAAAAGCAAGAAACGCTATTCAAGATTTAGCAAAAGCTACACAGGAAGTAAAGGATCACTTGTCAGCTTTAGACGTTTCATCGGATGCAAAAAATATCCAGGATAGAGTAAAATCTGCTGCTGCCGAATTAGGTGTTAATCCAAATGCTGTTAAAGGTTACGATGACATTGCAGGTGCTGTACAAGATGCTAAAAGACAAGCACAAGAATCTAGAGCTAATATTAAAGATAGCAAAGTTCCTAAAGCATAAATATATGCTGTCTAATTATCTTGTTTCTAAGATCGTAAGTAAGTTAAATGTAATAACTAAGTTACAGGAAACTTATAATGACTATCCTAAGTCAGCACAAAACAATGCTTGTAAAGTGCTTAGATGGATAGAAGAACACGGTAGAGACGAAGTTAAAGGAATGACTAGAACTGGTCTTGCTAGAGCAAACCAGTTGTGTAAAGGAGAAAATATATCAGAAGAAACCATTGCTAGAATGGCTGCTTTTGAAAGACATAGAAAGAACGCTGAGATCAATCCAGAATTTAAGGCTACACCTTGGAAAGATAAAGGTTATGTGGCCTGGTTAGGATGGGGTGGAAGTTCTGGTGTAAAATGGGCTCAAAGAAAACTAAAATCTATTAGAAATGAAAAGTGATAATTATACACCTAGCAGAACAAGTCCGAAAGGAAGCAGTAGAGCTTGTCTATGTAAAGATAAAAATACTTATTCTATAAAATGCTGTGACGGAAATATCTGGGCACAGGGTATAGGTGTTATAAGTAGAACTGAAAGTTAAAAATGCAAAATTAAATTTATTAACCGTTATAGTAATAATTATGAAAAGTAGTGAAATGATAAACAAAATTCGTACACTTCTTGACCTTGACGTTAAGTTAGAGGAAATGAAGTTAGAAAACGGTACTGTTGTAGAAGCAGAATCGTTTGAAAAAGGTAAAGAAATCTTCATCAAAACTGACGATGAAAAGGTAGCTATGCCTGTAGGCGAATACATCTTAGAAGATGGCAGATTAATTGTCGTTGAAGAAGAAGGTATTATCGCTGATATGAGAGACGTTTCTGACGAAGTTCCTGCAAAGGAAGAAGAAGAAACAGAAGATTTAGAGCATACTCCAGATCACAAGTATATGACTAAGGAAGAAGCTGAAAATCTTTACAAGAAAGTAGCTGAATTAGAAGAAGCTATTAAAGAAATGAAAAAAGATAGTCCTGCTGAGGAAGTGGAAGCAAATTCAGAAGTTGAAGAACAAAGACCTCTAAAGTCAAGAACTATCAAAGAAGAATTTTCTGAAATTGAAGTAAACGAAGAAGAAGTAGTAGAAACTAAACTTTCAGAAGATGTAAAAGAAGAACTATCCGAACCTGCTGCTGATCCTATCAAGCATAGTCCAGAAGCAAAGTCTGATAACTCTAAATTTTTGTTTGCACAAAAAAGAAGAAAGACGACTATGGATTCAGTTCTAGAAAAAATATCAAACTTTTAAAAATTAAAATTAAATTAAAATAAATTAATAATTATGGCGACAACAGTAAGCATAACGAGTTCATACGCTGGAGAATTTAGTGGCAAGTATATTTCTGCTGCTTTATTGTCATCTCCTACATTGGACAAAGGTAACATTACAATCAAACCGAATGTAAAGTACAAAGATGTAATTAAGAAAGTTGCAACTGATAGCAATGTTATCAAGGATGCTTCTTGCGATTTTACAGACACAGCTACAGTAACACTAACTGAAAGAATCCTTCAACCTGAGGAGTTCCAAGTAAATTTGGAGCTTTGTAAGCAAGATTTCGTATCTGACTGGGAAGCAGTACAGATGGGTTATTCAGCATTTGACAATATGCCACCTAAATTTTCTGACTTCTTAATTGCTCACGTAGCAGGTTTAGTTGCAGAAAAGAATGAGCAAAACATCTGGGGTGGTGTTAATGGAAATGCAGGAGAATTTGACGGTATCACAGTTTTAGCTGCAGCAGATGCAGACGTAAACGATGCTGCTAACGGTGGGGAAACTGCATTTAGTTCAACAAACATCGTTACTCTATTAGAAAACGTAGTTGATGCACTTCCAGGAGCAGTTTATGGAAAAGAAGATTTAAAGATTTATGTTCCAACTATCGCTTGGCAGTCTTATATCAGACACTTAGGAGGGTATGCTGCTAACGGAGTAGGTGCTGCAGGTTACGAAAACAAAGGTGGCCAATGGTACAATATGGGCAACGCTTTATCATTTGATGGCATCGAAGTTGTTTTAGCACCAGGTATGCCATCTGACCACATCGTAGCAGGTCAAAAATCAAACTTATACTTTGGTACTGGTCTTGTATCAGATATGAACGAAGTTAAAGTTCTAGATATGGCTGATCTTGATGGTTCTCAAAATGTGAGAGTTATTATGAGATTTACAGCAGGTGTACAATATGGTATTGGTGGTGATCTAGCATTACTAACTTTAGCATAATAACTAAAATAATTGTATAATATAAAAGGGTAGGTGGTTAATACTACCTACCTTTTTTTTTAAAAAATAAAAAATTATGGCTTGTACTTTAAACACAGGAAGAAAGTTACCTTGTAAGACTGGTTTTGGTGGGATTAAAAAAGTATACTTTGCTGACTATGATTCATTAGGAACATTAACACTAGATACAGACAATAACATTACTGGATTTTCTGGTTCTCCTACTTGGTATCAATATGACATCAAAGGCAATTCTTCTTTAGAAACTTCTATTACGAGTTCTAGAGAAAATGGTACTACTTTCTATACTCAAACTTTAAATTTAACACTAACATATCTAGATAATGCTACAAAAGAAGAAATACAACTTCTAGCAGTAAGCAGACCTCACATCGTAGTAGAAGATTATTACGGAAATGAGTTCCTTCTAGGATATGAGAACGGTTGCGAACTAACAGGTGGAACAATCGTAACAGGAGCAGCAGCAGGAGACCTGTCTGGCTTTACTATGACTTTTGAAGGTCAAGAAGAAAAAGCTCCTTATTTTGTGGATAGTGGGGTTGTAAGTGGAGACGCTGAACAAATTACACCTAACTAGACTATCAAAGTTTAGTAATATTCTGAATAAATTAAGCACTCTATATGGGTGCTTTTTTTATTTTACAAATTAAACTAATTGATACGTTATATTACAAATGATTTTAAAGACTACTACAACTGCTGCACAAGAATTTAAAGTAATACCTAGAGTATTTGCTAATGATTTTTCTTTTTCAGTAAGAAACGAGAATACAAATGTAGAAACGATTTATGAAGTGACTACAGCCACAACGTCTGGAGACTATTTAGTATTTTCACAGGCGTTTAGTCCAGTCTTAGTAGAAAATCAATTTTACGAGATGAAATTATATAGTGATCCTAATTTCTGGAACACAAATTATTTTTTGTGGCAACTATATGAGCAAAACTGGAATGAAGATACAACAGAAATAATTGACATCTATAAGGATAAGATATTTGTGACTGACCAAGAAATAGATCAAGGAGATAATAAATATTATGATATTAACAAGGATCAATACACAACGAATAATTCATACAATAATGAGTATATTGTACTATGAAAAATAGAAAACGAAATCATTTAGGACAGTTTATTAAAAGTGCAAAGTCAGAAGTTAGCTTTGTAAATTTAAGCAGCTATACAAGTCCAGAAGTAAAAGAAGTAGCCACTAGAGACTGGGTTTCTTATGGTGCAGATAATGACTATTTCCAGTATTTATTAGACAGATACAACGGATCAGCGACTAACAACGCTTCAATAAACGGAATTTCACAGCAAATATTCGGTAAAGGCCTAAGTGCTACAGATGCAAATAGAAAGCCAGAAGAATATGCAAAAATGATAACACTTCTTAAAAAAGATACTGTTAGAAAACTTTGCTATGATTTAAAATTAATGGGTCAATGTGCTATTCAAGTAATCTATTCTAAGGATAGAAAGACAATAGCTAAGATAGAACACTTCCCTATAGAAACTTTACGAGCTGAAAAGGCAAATGAAAAAGGAGAAATAGAAGCATATTACTACTATAAAGACTGGTCAAAGATTAAGCCTAGTGAAAATCCTATGCGAATACCTGCATTTGGTACAAGTAATGAGGCAATAGAAATACTTTATGTGCAGCCTTATAAAGCAGGATTCTATTATTATAGTCCTGTAGATTATCAAGGTGGTTTGCAATATGCAGAATTAGAAGAAGAAATTTCTAATTATCACTTAAACAATATCCAACAAGGCCTAGCACCGTCAATGCTCATTAACTTCAATAACGGTATTCCTAACCAGGAAGAAAGAAGGCTTATAGAAAGCAAAATAGCACAGAAGTTTAGTGGAACGTCAAATGCAGGTAAATTTATTTTAGCATTTAATGATAATAAAGAAGCTGCAGCAGACATTACACCTGTACAGCTATCAGATGCACACCAACAATATCAGTTTTTAAGTGAAGAATCTACTAAAAAGATTATGGTAGCTCACAGAATCGTATCTCCATTCCTACTTGGTATTAGAGATGGAAACGGTTTTTCTTCAAATGCAGATGAAATTAAAAATGCTAGTATTTTAATGGATAATACGGTTATCAGACCATTCCAAGAATTACTAATAGACAACTTTGAAAAGCTATTAGCATTTAACAATATCACATTAAACCTCTATTTTATTACTCTACAACC